CACCTAATTTCACTCCCGACTCCAACATGGTCTGTACTAGATTGCCCATTGGAGTGGGAATTATTTTAAGTTTTCCGTAGCCGTTAGGACCATCCATCCACATCTTGGTAATCATATGACTAACACGATCTAGATTGATTTTTAAATCCTGCGGGTGATCCAACTCTCCGCAAACTGAATATCCACCGGAGATCTGTTCGTTGAGCGTCTTGACAGCCTTGCCAATCTCTTGAGAAGAATAAATTCGCTGATTCTGATTGCGGATATCTCCTTGAATGCAGATACCGTTCAGATGCAGCGATTTTTTATCGCCCTCGCCTTCGCTCTCCAAGACAATCTTTGCCTGGTCAAAACTCAATTGTTCACTGAGGGTAGTTTTCACCGTTGCGTCCTATTATCTACGGCCACGGAAAAGACTTGCTTTATCAACTGAACCGGAAGAACCACCTGCTCCGCTGAATTTGCCTTCAGCTTCGCCTTTCTTCTCTGCACCATGACCTGGCTCTTTCTTGCTGAAAGCACCACCTGCCTTGCCGCCTGGAACGTTGATATTACCTGCGTTATCTTCTTTTGGGTTGCCTTTGAATAGGCTAGAACCCTTTAAATGTCCTTGATTAGCTAGCGTTACTGCTTCGTCTTTGCTTTGTGCAATGTTAGAAGCTGTGCCGCCCATGTCGTTTTTGCCTGCTACAATACTTTTTGTGTTAGCAGGACCTGCAGATCCGCCTGTGCCAGAAAATGTGCCTTCTGCACCACCTTTCTTTTCTGCGCCATGGCCGCCTGCAACTTTTTCTACGTACTCACGCACTGTGGCTAGATCGAAATCGTCTTTCATTTCGTCTGGTGGACCCATGTCGTCTCCCATGTCATCACCGTTCATTGCGTCAAATTTGGCCTGTAGTTCATCTACAATAGCGTCTAGATCTTGGAATAATTCTTCTGGGGCTTTGTCGCTCATTTCGTCGTCACCCATTTCTCCATCTAGTTCACCTTCTAGGTCGTCACCCATATCTGGTGTGTCACCCATTTCATCATCAGCTTCGATGGCAATGTCTTCGAAACCTTCTTCCATTTCTTCGTCTTCTTCATCTACTGCTTCGTCGACTTTGTCTTCGTCTTCGTCGTCCATTGCTTCGTCAACTTCTTCGTCGTCTTCTTCAGCAGCTTCGTCTAATTCTGCATCGATGAGATTTTCGTAGATCTCACGAGATTTTGCAACCACGTACTCGTGGAATAATTCTTCTGCTTTGGCTTGATCGTCATTGACCAGGCTTTCGAGCATTTGTTCTAATTTACTTTTATCTGACATGTTTATTCTCCTTAAAGATGATTTGGCTGTCGTGCTTTATTTAACACTAATATTACAAATTAGTGTTAAATGGTAGTTTTTTGATTGATTTAGCTATTGTAAATAACTTCTGGGTAATTTAATTTAAATTCGTGATAGTTGATGTGTTTGAGATTAGGGTGTTGATAGCCCAATTGATCAGGCACAAATGCACCGTCTTCGATCACTCTAACAAACTTGATCTGTCTAAATTCTTTTATAACTTTTTCAGTTTGACTTAGCCAGTTGCCGTGGAATGTAGGAGCATCTGTACTTTTCTTGTAGTTGAATGTGTCTGCATACACATTATTGAATTTCCCACCAGCTCCTTGATAGTCAAACCCCAATATATAGATAGTTTGATAGGTATGTGTACTGGCAAACCATAGTGCAGTAGGACCACTGCTCCAGCCTTTATGCGGGCTAAAAAAATTGATATTTGCTTTGGATGACACACCTTTGTTGGAATTGGTCCATACTTGATGTGTTCTATGATAGCCAGAAGCTATGATTTCATTTACCATCTTGACATCGACTGCCACTAGATAATCTGGGGCAAATTCGCGATACAGGGCGTTGCAACCGTATACGGTGCCTCGTTCTTGAAAGTTTCTAGGATCTACGTTTAGTCTGCTTTTGCCGTTGCCTAGTACAAAAGCCACATCATTCCGCTGGCGCTGCTTCAACTGGTGTTCCATACATTTGTCTTATGAATTCTTGTTCTGACTGTTCTTCAAATTCGTGTGCTTCACTTTGTTGACGCAATTGATTTATTTGTCTAAGTGTTAATCGAATCTTTCTTGTGTCACTTTTTTTGACCACAGAAGAATCTCTGGCGCTGTCGTATCTACGATCAACTGCAAAATCATTGTTGTTGTCGTTGAAATATAAAAATTCTAATAGGAGCATATTGTATTTATATTTTATACTGCTGCGGGTGCTGGGGCGGCCTGATCTTCTGGTGCTGCGGCTTGTTGTTCAGCTGCTGCCGCCATAGCTGGATCAGCTTCTTGATCTTGTGCGCCAGTTTCTGCTCCTAGACTACCCGGCGTAATGCCAATACTACGCATTTCACTAGAAGCATCAGGTGCTGGTTTTAAATTGCCGCCGTTTTCTTCTCTCCACATGCGTTCGTTTTCTTTGATTTCTTCTTCTGATAGTCCTAAGAATCTTTTAAGAGCAAAACGCTTGCTGAGATGCGGCATTTCTTGAACCTGCGAAAATATTGCTGCTCTAGTGGTATCTAGTTCAGCCTGACGATAGGCTGCAAAATTCTGCGGTTCGTTGAATTTTAATTCGAATAAACTGGAATCAATGTTGATACCATTGTTATTCATCCAATATTTGAATTCAACATCAAACGTTTCTACTACCATGGCCTGCAGCCGTTTACAGTATTCATTGAATCTCAGTTCTTGAATATATGCTGTACCCACTTTACCATCTGCTAGGCTGTTAGGCGCTTCATCAACTGCTGTGGGCAAATATGCACTGGGAATTCTTAAAGCACGAAATAACTTGTTGGTAAAATAACGCAGGTCAGTGATTTCTCCTAGATTAGTTCCGCCTGGTAGTGTTTCCACTTTTGAACCACGACCTTCTGCTGTCTGCGGGAAAAAGTAGTCTTCACTGGCACTAAGTGGATTGTAACTGGCATCAACCATGTTTTGTCCGCCACCTGTAGAACTAGGAATGCGTCTTTGTTGTATTTCGTTTTTAACACGTTCAACAAAACTCATGGCCATGTGTGCTGGCATGTTTCCAACGTCTACATAGAAAATACGTCTTTCTGGCGCACGTTGTATACGATAGATAATAATCGCATCTTCTAACAATTCTTTCTGCTTGTAGACTTTGAAAACTGATTCTAGTAATGAATTACCAAACGGGTAGTTGTTGTCCAAGCCTTCACTGAGCGTGATGTGTACCACGTGTTTGGCATCTACTGTAACTTCATTGGTTTGATTGTGAAATCTAGTGCCTGGTGATTGTGCTGCTGCGCCAACCATTCCTCGCCCTAATCCACCTCCACTAGAATAGCTACTTGTACCGCTGGGTGCGGTGTTGGTCGTGTTGTGGGGAGTGGTTGCAATTAATTCTTTAAAATTGAAATTAATGTCTTTGATCACATATTGTTCGGGTATCTTGCCTTCACTTTCATTGACGATAATTTTTGTAACTTTGGCTGCATCTACAAACAACCATTTTTGTGTTTGCGGATCTCTAACGAAAAAACAATCTCCGTACTTGAAGGTGTTGCGCACAATTCTAAATATTCTTGTTTCAAATTGTTGTTGCTTGGTCCACTTTTGTAAACTGTCTTTTAGTAATTTTACTTCAGTTGAAGTGGGTTTGCCTTTGAAGTAAAAATGAAACGGTGTGGCATTTTCTTTGTCTTTTTGTGTGCAGAATTCTGCAAGTATGTCTAAGGCAGCATTGACTTCTGAATCCATATCCATGGTATCATACTGCATATATCGTTCAACACGATTGGGACTTCCTGCATAAACATCTGGTAAAAAACTAGAATAGTTTGCACGAGCCGGACCCGGACGGCCACCCCCAATGGGACTCATCGATCCTGTTTGATTTTCTATTTTTATCGGCGTAAAATATTTTTTCCAGCTCATTATTTTTCCAAATTATACAGGTGATTTAAACATGTCACCAAAACTAAATCCTTTTTGCACACGTAGCTGATCACTATTGATGTTGGCCAATTGACTATTGATAGATATTAATTGTTCCAACTTACTATTTAACGAAGACAGCTGTGATACTGAATCATCTTGACCAAGTGATTGTTTACCAGTTTGGGTTTCAACGTCGTTGGAATTGTCATATCCGCGGCTACCGCCTTTGTTGGCTGCATTGGATTCTGGTCCAGCAACACTGCTGGCCGCATCAGCCATTTCTATACGTTTCAGTAGACTTGTTACAGAACCCATTGCAGATTCTGCTGGATCTGGGGCATTGTACTCAGCTGCTGCATCAATACCTTGGCCTTGTAATGCTGCTGCCATGTCCGATAATTTTTGTCTCATCATCTCAGTCTTCTCAACAAGCTCTGGACTGGTATCAGCAAACGTATTTTTGGAATCACCGCTTCTCAGAAAATCTACGCTATCTAATTGTGCTCTAAGCTGATTGTATGCAACTTTCATAGAAGTTCCAAGATCAGGAGCTTTTGGCATATTGCTAAAAGTCACAGGAATGTTTTTACCGCCTGGCAACGGTACCACAGCTTCGGTGCCGTGTAATTCAGCATCAAATCCACTCATAGGACCTTTAACAATCCCCCCATCTTTTGCTGAAGGTTTACCTGTATCTGGACTAGTTTCTTTCCCGCCTGCTCCTGCAACTTTTACAGATTTACCTGGTGCTGCAGGATTGTCAGGGGATCCTCCCCTGGCTTCTTTGGCTTCTATGTGCCAGGCTTCTGCACTCACAGGTCGAGCAAAACCAAATTTTTCAAATAGACCTAGACCTACTGCTTTGTTGGCATCTGCAGAATTTATATCAAAAGCTAGACCAACTTCGTGTTTACTACGTCCTGGAGGAGCTGCTCTTGGCGATCCATACTTTTTAAATAATTCTGCTTGTTCTTTTGAATCTCTATAGGCAGTATTAACCTGCATCTTTTGACCGGTAGTATTGAAATATTCTGATGCCATTCCAGCAAGACGTTTTTGAACTCCAGGTTCCAGGCCTTGTAGATTTACTCCAGGTTGAAGTTTTAGATATTTTGATAAGTCGCCAACGTCAGCCTGCATGCCTTCTGGTGATACACCAGTTGGTTGTTTGTCACCCACAGCTGGTAATTTTGGACCACCAAGGTCTCCACTAGCAGATCCACTACCTCCACCACCACCGGAAGATGATGATGCAGCGCCTCCGGCCGCGCCTCCGCTACCACCACCACCACCGCCTCCTGCTGATGCTTTTCCGGCAGCACCACCACCACCTCCACTAAGACCTCCAGCTTTCATTGCTTTAGCAATTTCTTCAGGCGTTTCTGCTTTGCCGTTCTTTAAAGGTGGTGTACCGGGTGCTGATTTAAGTTTGCTGGCATTTTTATCAGCTTCTTCTTTTTCTTTCTTTGAAGTGTCTAAACGTTTTTGTGCAGCGTTTAAAGATTCTAGTGCTGCTTTCTTTTCTTCATCAGTTTTGGCAGCTGCATATTTTTTATCTGCTTCTTGAACTTCTGATCTTGCCGAAGCCAGTGCTTTTTCTTTTTCTTGTTGCTGTTGTGCCGCTTTAATATTGTTAGCAAAGAATCCGTTCTGCTGTGCGCTAAACGAGTTAAGCATGGCCATAGGACTGGATAGATCAACTTCTTTAGTTTCTGTTTTGGCTTCGGCTGCTTTTTTCTCAGCTTCAGTTTTGTCCCCAACTGCTTTTAATTCAGCTTGTTTTTTGGCTGCAATGCCATCTTTACTGCGCTGTTCGTTACGTGCTGCTATTGCTGCATCACGTTTGTCTCTTGCATCTAGCTTCTTAGCTTCTTCTGGATTTGTTTTTCTAAGAGCTTCTCTTTCAGCTTTAGCTTTGTCTGCTGCGGCTGCTTTATTTCTAGCTGCAGATTCTGCAGTTTCTTTCTCGTCGGCAGCTTTTTTATCAGCAGCAGTTTTGGCATCTGCTGCTTTATTTGCTTTCATTTGATTGCCCATATCGGCAGCAATCTCATTTCTCTTTTGACCTTCGGCTGATAATTCTTTTTCAACTTCTTGTATTTCTTTCTTGAAACTTACTCCTGGAATTAAATCTAATAATTTAAAAATTCCCATTTTAAGTTGCAAAAATACTGTTTTCATTATGCTGCCGACGTAACTAACAGCATCTCTCAAGACGTTAAAATCAATTCCTAGACCTTTAACACCATCAACTAGTTTTTTAGCACCGTATACTAATAGCCCCACAACAGCTATAACTGCAAGTACAGGGGCTGCTATTGCTAGAAAAGGAGCCACAGCAGTCCATACTCCCGCTGCCATGGCTACCAACGATGCAATAAATGGTAACGATGCCACTGCTTTGGCCGTGTCAGCTGCTGCTGAACCCCAGGCTGCAAGGGTCTTTGCTGTATCAGCCGCTGCTGAGGCCCAGGCTGCAACGGTAGCTACAACTTTGGCAGCAGTAAGACCAATCATCACACCCAAGAACACTGCCAATATAGGTTCTAGATTGTCTTCAATAAAATCACTGACTACATAAAGTGAACTTTCAAATAGGCCAAGAACTCCTCCTGTGCTTTCCAACAAAGGATTTAACATAGATCCAATGATACCGCCTAATTTTTCTATTATCGGAACCACACCAGTGGTTACAAAATCTGCCAGAATTCTAAATGCTGGCATTACATAATTATTGACAATGTCTACAGCAACTCCAAGCACAGCCGTAAACAGTTTAGCTGCAGGTATTAACACACTACTAACTACCTCTGCCAGTGTGCCCATTGCACCCATCATCACATCAATTAGACCGCTGCTGGCCAAGAAGTTGGTAAATGTATTACTGAATTCTGCAAGTTTTTGTTTGGATTTTTCTAACGCCTCTGCCTGATTGGCTTTTTTTAATGTCTCAGCTTGTTCATCTGTGGCCTGGGACAATCCATTAATCTTTTGTCTTGCTAACTCAGCACCGCCACTGTAGGTGTCTCCCATTTCTTTATTAAACTGTCCAACACTTTTTAGAGTCTTGTTACGTTCTCTTGCTTCTTCGATACCTGCGTTCCTAGTAGCATTCATAGACTCTTTGCTGATTTGACCTCCTGCCTGCAATGTACGACCATGTGCCTGCATCTGACTGGCCAATTTGGGATACATGGCTGCCATTTTTACACCTTCTTCAGAAGTAATGGTGCCAGTGGCCAACATATCTTTAATGGCGCTTTGTTGTGCTTTGGGGAAACTCTGTATGTAAGTCAACATATCTGATCGTTGCTTTTCATCCAGATGCTGCATAGCAGCTTCTACCTGTGCATCTTTGGCCAATCTCTCTCTTTCTTTGGCCAAGTCCTCTCTATTTTGTCCTGTAATCTTGGACAGTCCATTTAGTTCTTTCATGTAGGTGGCAGCACCCTGTGCCAGTTGAGTATTACTAGCACCTTGTAGCCTGCCGCTAGATCCCATTGTAGCTATGTAACCGGCCATTCCTTTGTTGATACCTTCAGTGGAATATCCCAATCGTAACAGTTCATCACCTAGGCCACTCTGCTTCATCTTCTTGCCAAGGTCGGCAAATCGTTTAGCTCCCGCTTCTGTAGTTCCGCCTAGTTCAGCCATGGCCTGGCCGTTACTAGATACTATCTTACTAAACTGATCCACTGTTAATCCTGCACCGGAAGCAGCATTGGTCATGGCATTCATACTGCCGCCAAATGTTGCACCAACGCTGGCCAATTGCTGATAAGATCCCAGTTGTTTTTCGGCTGCTGCTGCTACTGCGCCAAACACACCTGCAAGCATTGGTCCTACCACAGGTATCATACTGAACGAACTGGCTGCAGAAGTTAAACTGTTACCCATACTGGCCAGCTGGCCTGCGGCAGAAAATGCTGATTGTGTTAGACTTAGAAAGCTACCAGCTACAACACCTGCTCCAGTTGTTACTTTGCTAAATGCAGTAGATGCCGCACCTGTGGCTATTCCCAATGCTGTCAATCCCTTACTGCTTTTTCCTATCTGTTGTGTTTGTTGTCCTTGAGCTTTATTTGCGGCAGCAGATGCTCCAGGAGTTATTCCTCCGGATGCTCCTGCAGGTGGTGCTTTGCCAGGTGGAGGTGCTTTGCCAGGTGGCGGTGCTTTGTTATTTGGGCCTTGAGAAGATTTTAATTGTTTCTGGATGCCTTGCATCACTTTCAACAATTCTTCTAAAGTATGTTCCGATGCGGCATTTTCGGCAAGTATTTTACCAATGCCAGGAATGTCAATTTCTACTTTTTGAGCCATTTATTTTTTCCGGAAAAACTACGTATATAAATAAGATACCGTTAATAGTATTTATTGGAGATCAAATCTATGGAAAACAACCAACAGCCCAAGAAGACCATGTTGTCTAATTGGTATAGACAACCTAAAATCTATATTAGGTTGCCTTCTAAGGGTGAATACTATGCTAACGATGCTTTGGATAAAAGCACCACAGGAGACTATGCTGTCTATGCAATGACCGCCAAAGATGAACTGATGTTCAAAACTCCAGATGCATTGTTAAACGGACAAAGCACCGTAGAAGTTCTTCGCAGTTGTATTCCTGCAATTCAAGACCCATGGAAGATGCCCAGCATTGATGTTGATGCGGCATTGGTAGCTGTACGTATTGCAACCTACGGGGAAAAAATGGAAGTTAGTACAAATTGCCCAAATTGTGAAGCAGTAAATGATTATGAAATCAATCTCAACACTTGGTTGGAAAAATTAAATCAATTTCAATTTGATCCTAAGGTTACAGTAGATCCATTAACTGTTTATGTTAGACCCTATACCTATTTAGAAATGACTCAGACCAGTTTAAAAAGTCTAGAGCAACAGCGCATTTTTGGTGTTATCAACGACGAAACTCTCAGCGATGAAGAAAAATTAGACAAGTTTGGCAAGAGTTTTAGCAAACTCACACAACTAACTGTTGATGTAATTGCTCAATGCGTAGCACAGATAGAAACTCCAGATGGTATTGAAACTGATGCAACTGAAATAAAAAACTTTATTCACAATTCACCTAAAGAAATTTTCAATGCCATTGCAGACCATGTACAGGCATTAAAAAGCAAGATTGATATTCCTGCTCAAGAAGTCAAGTGTACCAGTTGTGAAACAGAATTTCTGATGCCAGTGACAATGGATCAATCAAATTTTTTCGCAGTAAGATCTTAAAACTTTCCGTACCGGAGATCTTACAAGAAGCCGAAAAGATGGAAAAAGAGGTACGGAAGATCAAAAAAGAAGCTTTTCAAATGGCCTGGTATATGCGTGGTATGAGCTATGCCGAAGCCATGAATCTCAGTTGGGATGAAAGAGAAATTATAGGCGAAATTATTAAAGACAATCTAGAAACTACCAAGAAGACACAACTACCGTTCTTCTAACAAAAAGGACTCCTAGGAGTCCTTTTATTTTGTTTATTTCTTTCTAAAAAGACTAAACCCTTCGAGTACAGTACTGCCAGTGTTTATTTTGCTAGCCATTTCTGGTTGTGCTGCACCTGCTTTAATTTTTTTCCTTATTCCGCCCAATGCGCCTGAACCGTATTCTGCTTTTTTGCGAACATTATTAAGTGCCTGTCCAGGTAATGATTTACCTGTTTGTGTATCAAATGTCTGCTGACCAATGTTAGCAGCACGTTTAGTTCCAACAGTTGCTACAGGATTTGCAACAACTTTTTCACCGCCTGGTGCTGTGGTAGTTGCATCTGGTGCTGCTTTTTCCGGAGCAGCATTTGGATTACCAGGCTTTGCTGTATTAGTTTTACTAACAGGAGCGTTGGCCATAGTGTTTGGTGCTGCTCCGCCTTTGGCTAGTTGTCCTGCCATAGCCCCCATTGCTCCACCCGCTGTTGGCTTAGCTGGTGCTGCTCCACCTGCTGCTGGTGCTGCCATTGATTTTTGTAACAGTTGTAGAATACGTTGTTTGCCTTTTTTATCTAGCTTGTCAATGTTGGCCTTGACCTGAGAATACATTGTTTGACCGGCTTGTGCTTGATCTTGACCTGCAAGTGCTGCTCCAGTTTTAGCCGCTGCCTGTTTGGCCACAGTACCTTGTATTGGTTTTGCTTGGGCTGTGCCTTTTGGTCCAGCCTTGTTGATATCTGTGGTACTAGGAGGAGTTGTTGCAGGTGCTGTACCTGCTGCCGGCTTAGCTGGTGTCGCTGCCGTATCAGATGCTGTTCCCGCTGCTGGATCTTCTGCGCCTGCTGCTGCACCACTAGATGAACTGCCAATAACATTTGGATCGTTAATTGCTGATAATCCTTGATTTTGTCCTGCTTTAACACCCGCTATAAAACCTTTAGGTTGAGTAGAAGTTCCTCCACCTGCTGCTTTTTTTGCAATAGGTTTGCCAGTTGCAGTGCCATCATCAGTAGCAGCTACCTGTGACTTTCCTGCTTGGAATCCTTTTTTAGCAGCAGCACCTAGGCCAGCAATGCCTCCAGCAACAGCACCAATACCTTTTGCAGCCATTCCTGCTACATTACCTATAGCTTGACCAAACTTATTAAATTTAGGTCCTTCATCAAGCTGATTAGTTGATTCGATTAAAAGGTCATTGATTCTCATTTTAAAGTTTCCTAAAAGATTATAGTTTATTTATTACATCTATGAGCTAAAGCTCATATTCGTTTTCGCTTATCGCTCAACGAATTTTCTTTCTCTTAACATTGATTACACTAAGTGCGAAGCACTTTAAATATTATCTAGATTGTTCAGTCACACTTAGCCCTGACGGGCTAAAAATGAACATTATCTGAGTTGCACAATGTCACATAGCGTTACAGCATTACTAAGGCGGTCGTCCGGTACCTTTAGCTGCGTCTTAATACGACGGCGGGTCTGCAAATATACGCTAACATATTTACAGCCGTGGGTTCTTCACCCTCTTTTAGCCTTGATTGACACTTTCTTGTACAGTAAACCGGTTCCGTAGGCATATCCGATCATGGTCCTGTTAAGGATACTACTGTACAACCCCTCTGCCAAGTAGGGAATTCCATTGACTGTGATCCGAGATCCAGCTTTAAGGGCACACTAACAACGCCGGTGCGGGCTTATTTGGCAGTCTTTTGCCTGAATTTATTGAGCCTAATAGTACCTTGCGGTAGTGTGTGTCTATTACTTTTTGGATTTTTTGAGGATGTGTGAGCCGTGAACTCGAACCTGTATGTGACCGTTGTACCAGTCAGTGGATTCTAGAACTTTGTGTTTGAATTGTTCTCTTGCCTCGATGTAGCTGCATTCTGATTTGTTTTTGCAGTAAAATAGTATTTCTCTGGTGAAGTTATCTTTGCCTAGTGCCTGTATGTCTGCTGTTAGCGCATCGCTAGAACCATAATAGTCCTTCCAGTCGCTTTCGATCTTGCCTCTAATTTTCTTTTTCTTCTTCTTGCCGTTTTTAAGTGTGATTGTTTTGTATGTTGTTTTAGCGAATTTTGCTAGTTTTTTGCCTATATACTTGCGTCCAGAGACGACATTGGTAATAAGATATACGAATCCGATATATTCTTCTGATACTTCTTCAACGATTTTTTTCTTATACAACCATGTCATCCCTTATGTATCTTAGGAGGCCTGCCTACCATGCCTTTTCTGGCTTGTTTGCGTACTTCTCTCTTTGTTTGTATTTCTACTCTTCGTATGCTGGCTTGATCTCTAATTTCTGATAGTGCGTTTCTTGCTTTGATGCCTGCTTCGTCTGAATTTTTGTATTCAAACCGATCCTGCCATTTAAAATATTCCTGGAAGGCCTGAATCATTTTATCGTGTGCTTCTGTAGTCAAGCAACAATCTCCACATCGTTGCTGTAGCTTGTAAATCCGTTCTCCTTGATAACTTTGAGCACGTGATTAACACGGCTGGTTAGATCGTCTCTATGTGAAATTAGGAAAACATTCTTGTTGCGTTCACGTGTCATCTTCTTGAGCACAGCAATGCTTGATTCAACACCGCTGGCATCCATACCTGAATCTACCAGTTCGTCAATGAATAATAGGTTAATGGCCTGATATAGATTTTCCCACACATCACGAAATGCCCAACTCAAACTTAATATAAGTCTATTACGTTCACCCCTACTGAGATTGTCAAAGTCTAGATCCTGCCCCAACTGTGTAATGATCACGGTAAGATCGTTTTGAAACTCCACAGTGTGCGGAAGGCCAATCTTATCTAGATAATAAGTCAATCGTTGATTGAGATAGGCCAAGTTCTGATCAATTATGCGTTTACGAATAAAGCTGTCTTTGTTGGTCAGTAGCTTGTGCAAAAACTCTTGATGATCTTTGATTCTGATTATTTTATTAAGATTGTCATAGTCAATGACCTGTAATGCAGTGTGTTTTAATTCTTCAATCTGTTCAAGATAAGGATTGGTTTCCCCTGCTTTGATCTCTATATCACGTTCAAGTCCACTGAGTGTGTTTTTGTGATTCAATGCCTGTTCTAGATTGTCGTAGATCACAGCGGGAATTTCACCTAGTTCACCTAATGCTTTAACAGCGTCGGTATGTTCCAACCATTGAGTATTAGTTGCCAATGCCTGCAAGGCAGTTTCTTGCAGATCTTTGCGTTTCTTTTCTAACAACGCCACCTGTTTGTCGTCGTGAAAGCCTTGTCCACAGCTATGACAGGTATGATTTTCTAAACTAGCAATATCTGCTTTAAGTTTATCCATCTCCTTAATTTCTCTAGCTTCGTCTAGCTCACATCGTTTAATCCAACCGGTGAGATCGTTGATGGCCTTGCGTTTTGTGTTATAAGTATCTAAAGATCTATGTGCCGCAATTTCTTGATCAATGTCTATGTCTAGGAGTTGTTCGATGGCTCTGGCAAGATTAGTGATGCTGGTCTCGTTCTGCTCTTCCCACATCTTTTGTTTCCGCTCCAGTGATTCTATGCTTTGTTGTATGCGGTCGTTGGATATTTTTATAGTTTCGATCTTGGTATTTTCTGTAAC